CTGGAGCACAGACAAAGGATCAACTGTTAGGGTTAATGAACAATGAGTGAAGACTATACTGATATTTTTGATATGCTCATTTTAAATGGAGCAATTGAGGTTATAGGTCTTGACCCTATATCAGGTGAATTTTTATATTCAATGACAGAAAAGATGATTGAAATCATGCCTGAAGTTTATCAGGAACATCTTAACCAGGTAAACCACCAGATAATGGGTCTTTGGGAAGATGGCTTTGTTACTGTTGATTTGCTAGATGAGAACCCTATGGTCAATCTAACAAATAAGGCATTCATTCCAGAAGAATTATCAAAAATGAGCATAGAGTCCCTAGAATGTCTAAATGAGATAAAGAGAGTTCTAGCAAAGTAAATTCTGCTATAATCAGTATATAGGTCTAGGAGGATCGTCATGCCATATAAAGTGGGAGCAAAAGGTTCGTTCGGGTGCTCTGGCTACCCTGCCCTTAAAGAGGGTACAAATGAAGTAATGGGTTGCCATACTTCAAGAGCAGAAGCAGCAGCACAAATTTATGCAATTAATCGCAGTGAAGGTAACATAGGTAAAGCAATGCCTAACCTTAAAGAAGGCGACTTTGCTATGACCGCACATGGTGGAGATGAAGAATTTCACATTGGACAGGTAGTCCATGTTATGCGTGAAGGTATGCTTGGTTTGCCTGGTGGAGAATATACACTTGAAGCAACTGCAGAAAATCCAGCAGTACTTATACAATTATTTGAACAAGATGAAAGTGGACTATGGGAAGCAACAAGAACGTATTCTGCATGCACAATGAATTTATTTATTCCAATTGATCCACTTCCAGTAGAACCAGAATTAACAGTTGAAGATATGCCTAACATGAATTCACAGCCAGACCTTATGGATGCTTATGATGCCTCAATTGGAAAAGCAAAGAAGCCTAACTATGGAGCAATGATTAAGCCACGCAGTGGTGGATCTTCTCCTGCAAACCCAAAGTTGTATGCAAGAGTTGTTCAGGCAGCAAAAGATAAGTTTGATGTGTATCCTTCTGCAGTGGCAAACTCTTGGGTAGTTCAAGAGTATAAGCGTCGTGGTGGAACTTACAAGGCTGACCAAGCATCTACAACAAAAAGCATTTGGAATGGATTTTTTGATCCGAAAGGATTTAATAAGTAATGCCAAAGAAAAAAGCAGGAGCATTTAATGCAACACAAATTAAAGATGGAAAGATTGTTCGTATGAATAAAAACGGTACAGTCAAGTCTGTAATTGGCGACTATTACGTAACACACAAGAAGGCAAATAACAATGGCTGATACATACTCACCTACTTCAGGAATGAAGGCTGCTGCACGTCGTGCACTTAAGTGGAAAGAAGATGGTAAGGCAACAGGTGCTGGAACTCCAGTAGGCTGGGGTAGAGCAACAGATATCGTTAATGGTTCTGCAATGTCTCTTGATACTGTTAAGAGAATGTTTTCTTTCTTTTCTCGTCACGAAGTAGATAAAAAAGGAAAAGGCTTTTATGATGGTCCAGAGTTTCCTTCCAATGGTCGCATTATGTGGGATGCTTGGGGCGGAGATGCTGGATTTTCTTGGAGCAGAAGCATTGTAGAAAGAGAAAAAAATAAAACTGAAAAGTTGTGGGCTGGAAGTCCATTTAGTATAAGGGGTAGACAATAATGGAAGATCTAACAATAGATGAACTAAAACAATTAGTTATCTTTTACAGACAAAAGTCTAATGACTTAGAGTTTGAAGTACTAAAGTTTCAACTAAAGAATGCAAGAGTGCCCGAAAGTATTCAGGTAGATAAAAAACCCAAACCATAGGAGGACTTAGTGCTATATGTCATAACCTTTGGCTTGACAATACTTGCTTCTTGGCTTATAATTAGAGTAGTAACAAAAAATAAGTACAGAAAATCTCATAGAATTATCTATCGCCAAAGCGATATGCATAAAATGATGAAAAAGTTTTTTACTTATGAGTTACCAGAAAAAGAAGATCCTTCTTCTCAGTTGCAAAAGCGAAGAGAAAAGGACACAATTAAGGTATTGGTTATAGAAGATCAAGCCTATTGGGTTACTAGCAATATATTTTATGTTGCTAATGTAGAAAATGGTACACCTGTACCAGAAACTGCAAAGCCAGTAGACACAGCCAATATGTCCAAAAAAGATATTCAAAAGATGTTATCTATATTAGATAACTTAAGGGGTGGAAACAAAAATGATAGTGGCAGTTCAAGGAACGACTGACTTTAATGACTACCAAATTTTTTTGCGTGCAATGAGCGTTGCTCTTTCTGGCATGAAAGAAGATGATAAAGAGTTTGTTATTTATTCGGTTGGCCCAGCAAAAGTCAACTCTTTTGTTTCAGAATTTTCTAATCTTTCTGAAAGAGGCATGAAGGCTCGTGGGAAAAAGATTAAGTTCTATAAAGCACCTCAGTCATGGATAGAAGAAAATATGAGTTACATTAATTACTTTGCATTTTTAACTACTACTAAACAACAAAATTTAAAACTTGTTGAACAAGCAGAACTTAATAATGTTGAAGTTGGAATTTTTAGATACTAAAAGGGGTAAAGATGATCATAAAAGACTTAGGTACAATGGAAAAAATTGTATCAAAAAATAGCGACCTAAAGTGGGTTGGCTGGGATGTTCTAGAACTCAAGAAATCAAATCTTGGCAGAACTGACGTAAATGGTATTCGCATAAACAATCAATGGTACATCAAAAAAACTTTTAGTCCTTCTCGCAATGGCTGGGAGATTCCAGGCAAGTACAAGGAGTAAACATGAAGCAGCATCTATGGAAAGACGATGCTCCGTGCAAAGACCTTGATACTAATATCTTTTTTGATAAATATGAAGATGAGCCAGATTCTAGATTTTTAGTTGATGCCTTGTGCATGCAGTGTCCATTAGCAAGAAAATGTTTTGCTAACGGCGTATCTGGTAAAGAGTGGGGAGTTTGGGGTGGTGTATACCTTGAAGATGGTAAAATATCTAGAGAATTTAATAATCACAAAACTAAAGCAGACTGGGCAGATACGTGGCAAATTTTAACAACGGACAAATAAGTGTATACTGATTCAATGAAGAGAGCATTCCATGCGGTCCAAGCACCTAAAGGTTTTTCGGTTCAACTTATTGACAATGAGCACTTCCTTACTATTAAATTAGATGAAAGACATTTTGCTGGTCTTACACATGATGAAAAGATCGCAGCATTGCAATATGTAGTCCAACTAAAGAATGCTTTAGAGATGGAAGGCGCTATTGTGCTAGTAACTAGAGAGGTTCTAAAATGATTTATAAACTTGCAACTGTTTCTTTGTTGGTAGCATCTGTAGTATTTTTATTGTCATATATTTATACTTTAAATAAGTTAGTGGTAAGTAAAAAAGTTGCCAGCAAACTGTATGTTGATAATTTTGCATTAGAACAATACATAAAACTATTGCAAGACTCTAAGTCTAACAACACAGATCAAGAGGTTCACAAGGAAAACTTTTTAAAGTTCTTATCTGATTCTAGAGATTGGGCATTTGCATATATAGAAGAGGTTCAGACTGGTCTAACAGAATTTATTGAAGATGTTAAGCCAGAAATAGAATACTTTAGAGAATATGGTGACATTATTTCTATGCAACCAAATTACCACTCAATGAAAAAGATTTCAGAATCATATGATAAACTTATTAAACTATTGCCAAAGGAAGAAGAGGAAGTAAAGTGAAAGATATTTTGTTATCTACACTAACAGGTTTTGGGTGCGGTGTCGTGTTCGCAGCATTCAAATTGCCAGTTCCAGCACCACCAGTTTTTGCGGGAGTCGCAGGAATTATTGGTCTATGGATTGGCTTTACAATACTAACACGAGTTATATCCTAGGAGGAATAAAATGAATACAGAACAACTAAAGGGAATGCTAGCATCATATGGTCGCTCAGTTCTCGCATCAGGTCTAGCACTCTACATGGCTGGCGTAACAGATCCAAAGGATCTATGGACAGCACTTGTTGCTGCTATCGCACCAGTAGCAATCAGAGCAATCAACCCTAATGACAAGGCGTTTGGCGTATTGCCAGATGCTAAGGAAGTAGAGAAGGCTCTCAAGTCTGCTAAGGCACCTGTAAAGAAGAAGGCTGCAGTCAAGAAGGCAGCACCAAAGAAGTAAATAGTAAAAATAGTTAGGGCCAGTCTATTTAGGCTGGCTCTTTCTATGCTACGATAGGAAAATATGTCAACAACAGCGCTAATAATGTGTACGTATATTAGGTTTGAAAACCTGAGTGCTACATTGGCCTGCATAAATAATCAAACAGATAAAGATTTTGATTTTTATATTGTTGATAATTCAAATCAAAACGAAAAACTTTTAAAGTATTTAGACAAGTTTAAAGGCAACTTAAATATCTCTGTTCACAATTACTCAAATTACTTTAAGCAGTTTGCTAGGTTTCTATTAGCAAGAGATCTCGCTGAAGAAGGATATGAAAAAATAATATTTATTGATGACGATGAAATAATTCCAAACACCTTTATCCAGGAATGTCATAGACAATATGAAAGCGATTGTGTAAAATCTTTTTGGGCACATAAGGTTAACTCAAGATATAAAAGAAAGATTAAAATTGTTGGCAATGAGTTAGGTAACTATGCTGGTACTGGTGGGCTTATTTGTGATGCTAAACTTTTTCTAAATGAAGACTTCTTTGACTGCCCTGAAGAGTACTGGATCATTGATGATCTGTGGTTATCTTATTATGTATTAAAGTTTACAGACTATAAGATTAAAGAACTCAGAACAGATATTAAATTTATTAAAGATAGAAAAGCAACATTTTTAACTCTTGGAGACTTGAAACAAAAGTTTTCCGAAGAGTTTATCCTTCCAGAATCTGAAGGTATTGATCCCTTAGAATAGATGGGTCAAAGTTTTCAAAGCCAATTGTTGCAGCCTTTTCTTTTTGTGCCTGTTTGTCACTGTTAACATATCTATCAATTCTTTTGCCAAGTTCTCTAGCATCAGCCTCATATACATCTAACTTAACTCTTGTCATAAGTGTATTAATCTTATTTGATGGTATTAGCCAATCGGATGGAAGTACTTGATTATTGGGGGATATGTCAGTCATAAATACTGGAAGGCCACTCATAAGCGCTTCATTCATTGGCAAGCATAGTCCAGCGTATCTTCTTGGAAGAACCATAGCATCAAAACCATCATACATTGAAGACCTACTATCAACGTTACCTATTTCAACAGTAAGCCTAGAGTCTTGACAATTAATATCAAGTTCACTTTGGCTTCTAATTACTAATTCATAGTCGGCCTTTGAATGCCTCAACATATCAATTACGGTTTGAGTACCGTTCCTATCTTTGGAAGCAACTTTCCCACCAATATGAAGAATTCTTTTATGATCTTTTGCAAGATTATTATTTCTAACAGTGGCAAACTCTTCTGAGTCAATTGGCGGCGGTATATGAACAACAGTCGTATCATTACTAAACTTACTAATAACCTCATCTATCTTCCAGTAACTAGGAGAAATCATATAGGTTGGCAAAGGCATATCTGGTTTATTTAGATGATCAAGAAACTCATAGTTATACTGCATTAAGGTTTTGACCTTACGCCTTTGGGCCAAATTAATAAAGTGTGGATGGTAGAAAGTTTCACAGGTTAAAACAGAATTTAATCCATCCATAAATATAGCAACCTCTTGCTTAGTTGGAAAACCATTGGTCATTGTTACGTTATATCCTTGATACCATTCAGGATATTGCTTATTGTTATTAAATTTTGCAGAGTTAATTAAAAGAATCCTATCTGGATTTAACATTTTAACTAAATCCCTTGTCTGATTTCCTAATCCAGTGTTGTCACACCTTGCAATTATTCCAAATGTCACTCTGTGTATCCCCAAGCATCATCGTCTGATGTAAACTTTCTCGTACCTGCACGACCATCAAGGTGATATGAACGCTTAATACTTCCTTCTGGATGATAGATCCACAACTTGTGCTTATCCCATCCATCATCTTGGACTACTCCGTGAAATTTATCTTCAATAAAAGTTTTCTCATCACAAGCAGGAAGAACCACTTCTCTATAGTATTTAGTTAGACTAAGGTGTGGCCTTTGACTCCACTGAATGGTTTTCATAAAGCCATCTTCAAGACCAAGCATAAGGTGATCATGTTCAAAAGGAATAGATGTTTCAAAGTGAAACCTAATAGTATTAGCCTTCTCATATTCAAGCATGTCTAAACAGTTCTGCCAATCAATCTCAATGTCAGGAGTTAGTGGAGCATCTCCTTCAACATAAAGTATTGCTGCTGTTTGAATATCATCAATAGTTTTTTTCATCATGTCTGTCTGATGGCTATGCTCATCAAATATTATAGGTAAAACATTTTTCCATTCATGTAAACACTTCCAGAGAACCCTACTTTTAAATTCATCGTAGTCATCCTTACGGGCTAATCTTTCTTTTCTGAGACCATCAAGTTGCAGAATGATTTCATTGTCCGTAAAGTGTGATCTTATTGAGGCTATCGTCTCATCAAGAATAAAAGTATCTGGATGACTTGGAATAACTGAACTGACTACTATAATTGTTACATTATCTTTGTTCATAAATGTCCTTCATTATCTCAATAGAAAAATCTCTCTTGTATTTAATCCACCAACACACAACCTGATGCATATTGTTTGGATAATCACTAATAAGGTTAGGAAGCATTTCTTTTAAGTTATTCCAGTTATCAACTTTTTCAATTGGAATTCCTGCAGGGTAAACATAATTAAAATAATCAATCATTTCACCTTTAGAATCAATAAGATCACCAACAGGTAAAGCCAGCATTTCAATGGCCTCAAAAAATCTGAAGGTGTCTATAACTTGGGCACCAGCGGGGGCTGGAACAACTCTAGCCTTTGATAGGGTGCGGTAGTACTCTTTAGGCTGTTCTCCCTGTGCAAAGCCCTTTGTAGGCTTATAGAGGGCATTGGGAAGGTCTGGCATAACCTCTGCTAACTGTTGTCTACGCTGATGGGTTATTTGTCCACCAAAATAAATGTCATATTCTTTAACAGGATAATCAGGTAGGTTAGACTTTAAGTGCTGAGGTGGACCAATAAAAAATTTATTATATTTTTCATGTTTTTGATGTGGGTATTGAACCCAAATAGAAATATTAGAGTGACTAATTTTATCTACATTAAATTGAGCGCTTTCATCACCAGTTATAAACAAGACAACTCTATCAAGGTTTTTTAATTGGTTTGATATTTCTTTTTCTTTACCAGCATTTCCATGTCCAGGAATAACAACAAACCCACGATCTGCTTTTGGTATTTCTTTTACAACTATCTGACTAACATTATTTTTTTCAAATGTTTCTTTAAGTAATCCATAGTCCCATTTACCATCCGCAGCATCAAGCGGATCAATAGAATATATGTATGCATTAGTCATTTTGTAGCCCTAACAAACATCCATTCAGGATGCATATGATTTGTAAATATTAAGTTTTTAAATCCTGCATCACTTAATATTCTGTCAACTTCAAACCTTGATGTTTGATAAGAGTATGGAGAGTTCTCTTCCCCAACAACAAACTGAAAGAATAAAATACCATCAACTTTTAATTTTTCATAAGCAAGTTTTATGTAGTTAATCTTTTCTTGGTGTTCAATATGTTGAAAGACTAACATTGAATATACAAGATCAAGGTTGTCTGCAAGTTCTTGATACTTTATGTTATCTCTTTTAGGTGCAAGGTTTATCATTTCATCAGATATGTCTATCCCATAGAAGTTACAGTCTTTGTGCATATCTGCAAAAGGAACTAGCAGTCTGCCTATTCCGCAACCAATTTCTAAAACATTGTTCCATTCGTCATTATTATTTTTTATAAGATCCAAAAATGTTTCAGTAGTTGCCCACTCATCTGCAATATATTTATACCTTACATCTGGATCTTTAGCAGCGTTATCCCAAAAAGTTTTAGCATGATTCATAATAAAGATGCACCTCATGCTGGTAGTCTAAAATTATTTCAGTATATCCTAATCCCTTGATCCAGTGTCTAAGATTATATAAAGATTCATCCCATTGCTGTAACATAAACTCAGGGTGTCCAGATAGCCAAATCTTTGGTTTGTACTCTCTAAGCACCTTCTCTGCACCTCCTAGCACCCTCCATTCACTACCCTCTACGTCCAATGAAATAGCGGTAGGTGGTTTAATTCCATGATCATATACACAAGAATCTATAGTGATTTGCCCATAGGTATCTCCTTCAAGATACAATTCTTTAAATCCATGTGCTGCTTCAATTACATCATTAACTTCTGGGGGCCATTCATTGTAATATATTCTAGAAAGTTTATTTATCTTGTCAGATGCAAATCCAGGAATACATACCATGGGAATTTCTAAATTATTTGCAGTCCATGTTGCAGGAAAGTGCGACCAAACTTTAGGGTTTGGCTCAAATAAAACTACTTCTGCACCCCACATTTGACATAGTGCTGGAAATTCTCCTTCTTCAGCACCAACGTAGTAAACAACATCTTCAGTACCAATGTTCTCAGACATATGTTTTAATCTTGGTTTTTCCCACCCATGTGGTTCATACCAGTCTGGTCTATCTGCACGATGCTTAGGCAAGATCATTTCAAACTCTCCGTTTAAAACTGCTTTAACCATTTCTGTCATTTTTGCAACCATTCTATTAGTGATACCTTTGGCATCCATCCAGTTAAATTTTTAAACTTAGAGTTAGACGCAAGAGTTTCTTGAACCTCTCCAACTCTTGACGGGATAAACTTAACATCATTTGAAATCATATTAGCAATATCAAGTATAGAGTAGTTATTTCCATACCCAATATTATATACTTCACCAAACCCATCTTTTGTCTGAGATGCAAGGATGTTTGCTTCTACTACATCAGATATGTGTGTAAAGTCTCTGCGTTGAGATCCATCTCCAACTACCGTTAATGGCTTTCCTTCGTGGTATTGTTTTAAGAATAACCCTATTACTGGTGCATACTGACCTTTAAGGGGCTGTCTATTTCCGTAAACGTTAAAATATCTAAGGGATATAGTTTCTAAACCATACAAGTTATAATACACTCTTGCTAAATTTTCCCCAAAAACTTTTGCTGCGGAATAAGGTGTTAGTGGATCAGACTGCTGAGTTTCTGTGTTTGGAATAAAGGACTTTTTTCCATATGCAGAAGATGTGCTTGAATAAATTAGTCTACCTACCTTGTTAACCCTACAAAGTTCAAGAACATTGGCTGTTCCTACTGCGTTTGATTGAATAGATTTTTTAGGATTTAGTATTGCTGGCTGTATTCTTGCATCAGATGCAACGTGAAATACGCAGTCAATATCTTTAAAGAGTGGGGCAATCAGATCATAATCACAAATATCATACTTATAGTTTTGTGCTTTATCATTCCAATAGAATTGTTCATGACACTCTGCAGACTCATCATCAACACAAATAACATCATGACCAAGACTAATTAACTTATCAACAAGGTTTGATCCAATAAATCCAGCACCACCCGTCACTATACAGTTCATTGTATTCCTAACTCACTCATAATGATTTTCCATCTATGGATGTATGTATGCTCTTGCTTAGTTTTTTCATGGCCACTTAACCTGATACGCTCCCTATCAACACCATTTTCAAGATACTTGTCTATCTTAGTTCTTAGATCTTCTAAGTTACCGTGTTCATAAAAAACAATTTCTTCTTCATCAACAAAGTAATCTTCTAAACCTTTGATGCGAGGGTAGATAGTAAATCCTCCACGACCAGTACTCTCAAACAACCTATCACTAGTGTAATAAGGATAGTTAAAGTTAATGTTAAGGCTATCTCCTACTGCCACCTTACTTTGTGCGTATATCTTATTTAACTCATCACCACGCACAGTCCCAGTATCTCCATCTCCACCAACGTGAAGAAATCTACTTCCATAAGTCTTTCTTAGAAAATCTATAAGGTCTGATCTATACTTATGCTCGTGGTGATATCTCTTGCTACCCACAAATATTACGTCATACTTAAACTTATCTGGGTCATAATCCTTATGAATATAACATTCTTTATCATAAACTCCTGCAGGAACAAAGTGTCCCTTTACCTCTGTGTTTTCGTTAAACCAGTCAGCCATCAATTTATCTACTGTAAAGAAGTGACCAATAGTTTTATAGAAGTTGTCATTATCAAGATCTTTCTGGCGATCAAGTCCAAACCATAAATCAAGGTGATAGGTAATTGTTTCTACCCCTGCCTGCTTTAACTGAAGTAGTACATTATCCATTGTAACTCTTCCGCTTGTCTCCCAGCCATGCGTATGTACCCAGATAAATAGGTCTGAGTTCAAGGCTTGGTCAAGAATTACGTGGCTTTTTGCTTGCTTTTCTTGCAATTTTACAACGGTATGCCCAAGAGATTCAAGACTCTTAGCATGATGATTTTCACTACTATAAGAAACCTCAAAGTTTCCTAGAAAAACAATTTTAGCCAACGAATTACCCCTTTTAGTTTCATTCTATTATAGCATCTCTGGTAGGATTTGAACCTACGACCTACACCTTAGAAGGGTGTCACTCTTCCGCTGAGTTACAGAGATTTAGTACACCAGGTAGGACTTGAACCTACGATAGCCGAATTATGAGTTCGGTGCCTTAACCAACTTGGCTACTGGTGCTTAATTTTAGGCTTGGGCATTCTTTCTTTAATCAACTTAATAACTTCATCAATGCCCTCAGCATATGCTTCAGCATCATCTTTAGCCCACATTAAATTACCATCCTGATCAAATGATGAACCACGATAAACTAAGTAGTCATACTTATGTTTTTCAAATAATTCAATCAGTTGTTTGCGTTCTGCTGCAATAGACTTTGAACATCCACTACAAGGACAGAGCCAGTCGCCACGAGCAGAGGTTTGATTTGGATCAGCCACCTATTAATGCTCCCAACAATAGACCAATTAAAAACATTCCAAGACCAATTGTCCAATGATAAGACTTCATCATATAATCTTTAATAATCTTATCACGAACTTCATTTGGCACATCATAATTGTTTTCCATAATTAAAGTTACCCCACTGGCTGTCTTGGAATCATCATACTACATTTTTCACAATAATCATATAGCAACCCAGTAAATGGGCATGCACCACCATAGGCTAGTCTGTGGCCGCTTATCTTACACTTAATAAATTTAATAACATTCATAATCATTTGATTTCGTTTTGTCCTCTCGCAATAGCAGCAGATATAGTAAATGCTTTTTGTGTACGACGGGACTTATTTAAACCCTTTGCTGCCCAAAGATCAGATGTAGCAAGAATATCAACTGCTATCTGTTCTCTGATTTCTTTTACAGTAAACACAATAAAGTCCCATACCTGCTTCTTTTGTTCATCGGTAAGTTCTTCTGTCCAGTTACTCATCTGACTCCTCTTCAAATTCTTTTAATGCATTTTTATTTTTAAAACAATAGTTGCAGTCTCCATTAACTATTTTAGATCCGCAATCTATACAAAACATATTAGTCTCTACTTCCATCCCAATCGCCAATTTTTGTAGTTGATATGCCGTGCTCAAACCATAACTTTAATACTGCTGGATTATCATCAATAGCATGAATGACATTCCACTGCTTCTTAATCTTAGCAAGGATCTCACTCTTTACTTCATAGTCAGGTCTAAAGTCACCATCTTTACGCATATACAAAGCGTGGTGTCCAATATCATTTTTTGCTAGCCAATATGAGGTAATGCCCCGCCAGTATTCATTACGAGAAGTAACAACGATAACATGATTCTGATCAAAGAAAGTTTGATTAACCATCTCAACTACTTCTTGATTTGGTTCAGCATTAACTGATTCAGAATGGAACTTATCGTAATCCTTCTTAAAGTCAGGACTCTTGTGTATATTTCTAATGTAGTGTAGGTACGGCTCAACATTTGCTAAGGTACCGTCAACATCAAATATAACTGCATTATGCATTTTTTAAAACCCTTACTATATCGTGGAACTTGTCAAAGTCACAAACATTTCTGCCAAAGTTAGCAAACCTAGTTGTGATAACAATATTCTCTTTTGTATAATCTCCATTAACATCAATCTTATCTATGCTAGGACACATAGGGTGCTTTGGCATCCAATCAGGGTGTGACTTATAGAGTAGTTCTAAGTCTAAGTCTACACCAAACCAGTAGCATTTGCCAAGTTGTCTATCCCAAATCTCTTTTAGTTCATCTGGTGTTACATAAATTTTAGCGGGGATCCATTGATGCTGATTAGGACCAGATAAACCACCCACACTAGAGCCTTTACCTTCCATCCTACGCTTATTGGTAGAAGAGTTTATAACATTCCAGTTACCCTCAGAGTCTTGGCGAACACCGTTTGACAAGATGGTTGACCATAACTTTTTAAAGTAATCACGACTCATCTTTTCTCCAGTGCATAAATGATTTAATATAAACTATTCCATATGCTACCGCTGCAAATATAAAACCATATTGCTTTGTTGTGAGGGCATAGACAATCCATAGGATCTCATTTAAGCACAGAACTAACCATCCCCAGATAGTCTTGCGACCAACAAGGAAGATTCCAGAAACGCCAATAAAGGCTAATACCCACGACCACATATTACTTGGAAGACTCTAGCGGCATTACCGTTTCGCAAGGACATATAATTGATTCTGGTAATTCGTGAACCTTGGTATTAATAATTATAGAGGTTTTGCAATCTGGACATTTATAAGTGTTTTTCATATACTCAGTATAGCAAACTTTGGCTTCAGGTGCAAGTGTGGTATGATTAAAGTATGTGTAATACTTGTGGTTCAAGACTAACACCCATAGCCTATGGAGTTCTTAATCCTGATATTTTAGAGATGGCAAGATCTGGTCATGTTATTATTGGTGATTCAGATGCTATTGATAGACCCGAATTTTATTGTTCTACTTGTACTGAGGCTTTTTAAAATAGTTTAAAGATTGATTGGCCATCTCGTTGGCTTCCTCTTCTGTATGACAATACCCAAACCCAAGAACTTTGCCTGACTTAGTTAATGTCCACTTCCAAGGAATTGGCGGTAGATAGAATGCATTTTTTTTAATGCTACTGTAATCAAACTCTTCAATCTTTATCTGGAATGTCATAAACAGACCTATAGCCTTTACTAACTAAATACCTTGCAATTTCAAGGTTTGCTACAAAATACCCAGCAAGCATACCAAATAGGAACTTAAGCATTTACTTGCTTATGATCTTTTTTAAGATGGTTTGTCAAAGTTTCGTGTGCAAAGGCGGATCTAGACTCAATTTGTTTTTTACAAATATAGCATATAACTATCCTAGCCATAACTATCTCCTACCTAATAAAATCCACAGTCCCAAAGACATGCAGAATAAACCAAACAATACAGAACTTAGTGTCATATACTAAGTATAACAATGTTACTTAGGTTTGTCAAGCCTATATACTGTACCCCACCTAAGATAGGGCTTATAAAACCAATATGATACACGTGCATGGTATCTACATACAATGCCATAGTCATCATGATCACTATAATGTAAGAACTTTCCTAGATGGTAGTGTGCAGGCTTTTCGCATAGATTAGCAAACCACCTAAGAGGTAGGTTGTTCGTCTTGTGTTCCTTTGTAGACTTCCCTAGGAACCCATCTGACTTTTCCATCTTTATACTCTCTTTCATAACCAAGGGACTTCCAGTCCATCTTCATAATCTTTGGCTCTTTAATCTTGGTCAACCTTATAAGTCATTGCAACATAGCAAGCGACATATCCCATAAAAAATGCGGGAATAAGAAATAATACATTAATCATTTTGAACCTCCTTTATCATATAAGTATAGCACTCTGCACAGTAGGCACCACTCTTTACTACCTGAGTAGCATTAGTACCATAACAGTTTACACAGGTAATGCCAGTCATTGTCTATGCCGTTTCTTGTTTCCATACTTAGCCTTAACATCAGACTTGGCCTGATCTACAATAGCCTTCGTAATCTCTTCAACTGTAAACTCTTGGTCAAAAGTTTGTTCAGTATCCATTTAAACACTCATTTCTTGTATGGTATAAACGTATTTTTGTCATAGTTTTTTTGTTCGGGGCATACAATTCTTCACCACAACAAGCAGTCTTAAGATACCACTCTTTGGCAAAGAAGTCATAGACAAGACCCTTAGCATTAGCATATTTCTTAGTTACAAAGGTTTGGAATGGGTCGGGGATTTCAAGGTTTTCTAGCATAAGCACACCATATCCTACCATCAGTCATAGTCTGGTGAGTCTCCCAAAATAAAGGATCTTTATGTGCCATCTCACATTTAATGCATTCGTTCGGATTCATATCTTTAGTATAGCAAGGTTTGCCAAAAAAAGCAATACGGAACTATTATGGTATAATGTTTAAATGGCTGTGTTGAGTATAGAAACCCTTTTAATTAAGTTTGGATCAGGAAAATCTCCAAGATCCCAAGACTACCTTGATCTTATAGATACCCTTGCTGACGATAGAAATGCTGTATATTTTTCAGGAACTGCCCCAGCAGATACGGCTGCTAATCCTCTTTGGTTTAACACTACAACTAATGTTCTTAGTGTTTATGATGGTGAGTGGATAACTGCAGGTGGTGCACAGGGTCCAGAAGGACCAGCAGGTGCACAAGGAGCAACAGGTGCAGCGGGAGCCACTGGTCCACAAGGCGAACAGGGTATCCAAGGTGTAAAAGGTGATACAGGAAATACAGGAGCCACAGGTTCGGCTGGTACTAATGGTAGCAATGGAACAGATGGCAAAACTATTTTAAATGGTAGCGGAACTCCATCAGCAGAAACAGGTGTTAATGGTGACTTTTACATTGATACTGCAAATAATTTAATATTTGGTCCAAAAACTTCAGGTATATGGGGTTCTGGTACATCCATAGTAGGACCTACAGGTGCTCAAGGAAGTACAGGTGCTCAAGGTCCGCAAGGAGAAACAGGTGCAACGGGAGCCACTGGCGCTGCAGGAGCCACGGGTGCAACTGGAATGATTCTTGCAGATGATGACCAAAGCATTTTAGCACATCAGGTATTCGGATAAAGGAGAACAAATGGCAACATATTCAAAACAACTTCTTAGCGGAAGTACAAATGGTAAAGGAATTAAGGTTGCAGCAACTGCAACAGCAGGAACAGTTATTCATACTGCCGTTGCTGGCACATCTTCATTTGATGAGGTTTGGCTCTATGCTCATAATACTTCAGCAACTGCAGTTAAACTAACTCTTGAGTGGGGCGGAGTAACCGCACCTGATGATCACATTGAGATAAATATAGGTGCCGAAGGAACAGGCATGATTCTTGTTTCCCCTGGCATATTACTACAAAACGGTCTTGTTATTCGTGCCTTTGCAGGTACAGGAAACGTTCTTAATATATTTGGATATGTAAATCGGATTGCATAAATGAGCAGATATGGGCAAAGAACGCAGTTGATAAAATCAGCAGGCAACGCTAACCAAGTTGGTTCTTGGTTTGGAATTGATTCTACCCCCCCTCCTACCGTTCCAACAACCGTTGATTATCTAATTGTTGCAGGTGGCGGTGGTGGTGGTGGAAGTTTTTCTAACACAACAACTGGTGGAGGAGGAGGTGCTGGAGGTTTATTAAGTGGTTCAGCAAATGTTTCTGTTCAAAACTATACTATTACTGTTGGCGCTGGTGGTGCAACTACTACTGGATCTGCTGGAACTAATACAAATGGAGCAAACTCTTTAGCATTTGGACTTACAGCAATTGGCGGAGGGCGCGGTGGTTCTTGGGAAGGACCTTCAGAAACTACAAGAAGAGCCTTTTCTGGAGGATCTGGTGGAGGTCAGTCTGATACATCTAACCCATCTGCCCAATCTGGCGGTGCTGGAACATCTGGCCAGGGTAATGCTGGCGGAAACGGACCTGCTTATGCTGGAAGTACTCAGATGGGTGCAGGTGGCGGCGGAGGTAGTGGAAGTGTTGGTGGAAGTGGTACTGGTAATGCCAATGGAGGAAATGGTGGAAGTGGAACCTCTTCAAGCCTAAGCGGAACAAGTCTTATATATGCAGCAGGTGGTGGCGGAGGGGTCGGAAATGGCGGTACTAATGGTCTTGGTACTGCTAATGTTAGTGGAAACGGTGGAACCTATTTAACTAATGGCGCAAGTGCACCTGCTAACCGTGGCGGTGGTGGTGGAGGTGGCGGTGGTACACGAGTAAGTGATGACGCTTTTTCTGGAGGAACTGGTGGTAGCGGTATTGTTATTATTCGTTATTCTAATATATTTTTTGATTTGGCATCTATTGGAGTTGGTCTTACATATACATACCAAAACATAGATGGTTTTAAAATTTATACATTTACAGCAGGAACAGGAACGGTGAGTTGGTAATGGCACACTATGCTTTTTTAGATCAAAACAATATTGTTACTGATGTTATTGTAGGGCGCAATGAAGATGAAATTGTTGATGGCATTTCCGATTGGGAACAATGGTACGGCGATTTTCGTGGGCAAGTCTGCAAGCGCACAAGTTACAACAATAACTATAGAAAAAATTATGCAGGGGTTGGGTATTACTTTGATGAAGCACTTGATGCTTTTATACCACCAAAACCTTTTGACTCTTGGATTTTAGATGAGGAGACCTGCCGTTGGCAAGCACCCATTGATTACCCTACAGATGGCTTTTTATACAGTTGGGATGAAGAAAATCAAAATTGGGTAGCCGTATTAAGTTAAGCAGTTTTTAAGTTCGGCGCAAAATAGAGGCTACAAAACCTTTCTTTGCACCAAAGGTGCACTAGCGGTTCTATCCCAAGTATGCTTAGATATTCCTATGTTTCCAATTTAGCAGGGTATACAAAGCATAGCCGTACCAAGTCTTACTACAAACCTTAATACCATCTCCCCCATAATGATCCATCATAAATAGGATTAGTCTGGTTTTGTCATTTGTTCTAATAAATTTACCACAGTCAATACAGGTTTCAAAGATATATTTGGATAGTGGTTTGTCAAAGTTTACATCGTTCATTATCTCTCCTTATGGGTAGGCCAATAGTATAAACATTTATCGCAGCAAGGTTTGGCGGTATATGAATTAAACTGATTATACAGCACAGAATCCTTCCTATAAAGATTAGCCTTATGGCTATCTACAACTCTGGATAAGTGTTCTGGCTTTTGCCAAATAGGTTTATCCTTACCCCACATATGGCTAAAGGATTGCTTTAGGGTTTTAAGGTTTGATACATTTTTGTCAGTCTTAATGCCACGAAAGTCTGCTTCATAAACCATATGATCAATGTAGTCCATAAGGCTATGTTCGGCATCCTTCCACATAAGAACTGCTGGATGGTTTCGCCAAGCACCAGACTCAGATGCGCCAGATAAAACCTTCATAATCTGGTAGCCTTCTAGGATTTGTTTATTAAGGCGCTTGGAGTCCAGAGTCTGGGCAGTGTATTCGTAATCTGCTGAAGGTAAGAAGGTTTGCATACTTATAGCCCATGCCTTCTGCGATACTTACTAGCATGTTTGTGTGCTTCTTTCTTTGTGTTCCATTCTTCTAAAGAATAAACTCCAAGTTGAGTATCTAAAAATCTCCACTTGCTGGTTTTAACATTTATCTCCACTTTAGTGAGAGATTTTGTTTTTGTAGTCATAAAACCATTATCTCAAATTTTGCGGGGGAAGTCAAGAGGCGTTCGTAATCCCTAGTATAAGATATAAGCCCTATAGCGACATATGCCCCATAGCCAGAACAACCCCAGAGAATTATCTATCCCCTGGTTTATTCCTCAAATGAGGTTTGTTCCTCAAACATCTTGTCCTGACATTTAGGACAGGCAGATGTTGGCTTTGAGGTTTGATAGGATACTTCAAACATACCCCCACAGTTAAAGCATAATACGTTAGGCATAGGTAAATTGTAGCATAGTTATCCACAATATGAGATGAGTTATCCACAGGTTTGGCATAGTTATCCACAGATAAATCTTACTGATATTTTTTAGATATGGTTTACGTGGAGTGAAGTGGAGCATAGTGGGGAATGGAGCATTTAGACAGATGCGTTCGTAATGTCCAACCGCCCAAACCTCCTACCACACAAACCTTCATATGTCAAACCTTCAAACCTTTATAGCCGAATTATACTCCCAAACCTCCATATTGTCAAACCTTTATAGCCTAAAAACCCTAGACAAAATGTAGCAAAATGTCCAGTATTTGTGATAAAAAGAATAAAAAGGTTTGGATAATATCTAAAAACCAGGGAAAAAGGTTTGATATCGTAATCTTTTATTTGGGTGTAGTTATACTAGGGGATTTGGTATATGATTCCTGGATCCCCTGGTTTGTATACCGTGGATCGTAATGTCTGATAGGATAGTGAGTGATCGTAATGTCGGGGATCGTAATAAAAGACTTGACAAACCTTAGTATCTAGAGTATACCGTGCCCCGTATATGGGGATATAAGGTTTGGGATCGTAATGTCTAAAAAGTCCAGTGAATTTTTTTGTTGGGTTCGTAAAGGAGGTTTGGCTAGAGGCCCCGTGATTTTTTTTCGAAGGTTCGTAAAGGACGTTTTTGGGGGCTTCGACTATTTCTTGAAATCGGCAGCGTCAAACATCTCATCCAATGATTCATAAGACTCTTTGTCATCAATGCCTAGTGCAGCAACTAAAAAGTTAAAGGTTTCATTTATGTATGCCTCTGCTGCGGGGGTAGGCACAACAATATTTTCATTAATAAAATAAGCAAGAGGCAAACCTAAATCATTATAGGCAACGAAGTCTACCAAACCTTCTTCATCTCTATACTCAGCCCAGAACTCAGAGAGTATCTCACACATAGATTCAAAGGTGGTCACTCATCTACCTCTTGTGCTCTAAAGAACTCCTCAATGGTCTTGAAGTCCATACTAGGGTCTATCTCTCTCATATCACATAGCATATCATAGGCATACTCTATTGACTTTGTACCGCTCAAAGTAGGTGTTGCCCATTGGCTAGATACAAACCCTGATAATGTAAGAACATCCTCAAACTGATGCCAAAAGTCTACAGGTAAATAATCTACGGCTTCTAGTTCTAGATAATGATCTCCGATATAAGCAAGGATATCTGCCTTGGTTTCTATTCTCATTCTTGTTCCATTCTCCAGTTTCTATAGTCGTGGTGTAACTTAGGTTCTTCTCTTACCTTGGTTCTTTCGTGTTGAGCACTCTCTAATACTACCATAAGGCGATTGAAGGTGAGTTCGGGTAATACCCTTGCTACCATTATACCAACCTGCTCCAAATCAAGGTTTAGGTCAGATACTATAACATTAAACTTTTCTGCTAATCTTTCTTCTTTACCGATACCGCCAACTCTGCGTATACTGTAAGCCATAGTACTCCTCTCTATCCATTATACCAAAAAGAAGGGGAGAGGGCAAGCCCACCACAGTCTCGCCCCCTCACCCCTAGACAGGGATGACCCTACCCCTAGTCTTGCTCAGCCAAAACCTTAGTAGTGTGATAATTAATAAAATCATCCCACTTATGTTCGCCTGACTCATCTTGTACCCACCACGCCTGCATATCAACAATAACAGGATAATCTAGGAATGACAGGTCCTCACTGTTAGCAAGGAAAATACCGTGGCCAGTCTCACTGTCACGAGAATCTTTAGTTAGTTGATCAATGACAATACGCAATGCGTAGGAAGGGTCCTGCCACCTAGGGCGTGCTGCCGCTAGCGCTGCGGCAAGATCTGTATGCCAGGAGGTTTCCCCCCAGTGTGAATACAGTACGATATATGGCTGGTCCATATTTGTCTTGAATACGTAATTAATGCGTGCTCCCATTATTCTTCAACTCCCTCTTTATAGTCTAAAATTACAACTGACATATCAGCCCAAATTTCTTTGGCTAATTCAATCTCATCTTCGTTAGTTTCACTAAACATAACAAAGTTCATATAAGCGCCACTTGGTTCGTGGATTACTTCAACTTCATATTTATTCATCTTGGTCCTCATCTTGTAGGGTCTTTAACTCTTCAATTGTAGCGCACTTAGGGCATTTCCCCAACTCGCTAAATACATCACTAATCTCATAATTGTCATCTTCCCATTCAGTCTGACAGTTCTCACAGTAATACCACGGAACGCTTACCTGAATCTGAATCAAGGTATCTGCAGGGCAGGGCACCTCAGTGATAAAGTATCCTAATCTATTTACAAATCCCCAGCCGCTCCAGATGTAGGAGCCGCTATCACCGTCGCCATACATCCAGATATTGGCGGGGGACTGAGACTTAACAAACTCTACTTCCTCCCCATATGTCTCAAACATATAACCATCAAAGGATGCATTTAAATCTAAATGGTTAGTGATTGGTTTGTAGGTTTGGATAAAGTCTTCATATTCCATCTCAATAAACTTATCCATTGGCTTTGCTCCTATCTGAAATAGCGAATGCTAATTGATATGTAAGGGCGTATACTTCTACATAAGCGTCAAGCATACCCTCTAGATGTAGACGGTCTACGGTTTGGTCATACTGTTCATTTTCGTGGTCAGTATACTCAGCCAGTTTCTGTTCTGTTTCATACGCAAGGTTCTTAAGTTCCCCGTGCAGGATATCTGTTCCTGATTCACCTAAGTCAACCAGTTTTTGTAGTCGTGGGTCTAGTGTTTTATTCATCATTGTTCTATCATACCCTCTGCCACTGACAAAAGGTGGTCCATACAAACAATGGCTCCAGTTATATAATTATAGGAAGCATCATTGCTTGGCAAGTCTTCAAGTTTCTCTCTATCTTGAATTAAAGATATCCTATGAATCTTAATATACTCAATCAGTTGATTCATCATCTTCATCCGTAATTAACTCAGCCACGTCAATGCTATCAATCTCGGCGGTAAAGGAATAGTCTGAGTAATCATAACTAGCAATCTCTTCTGCTTGCTCTGGACTATCAGCCTCTACAATAAAGTAATAGGTGACGGCTACTTGGACTTCGTACTGCTTGGTTTCTAGTTCGGACACGGCGATTTTTTCTCCTTGGTTCTTAATGGTCATATACTAATTATAGGGGTTTGAGTCTATTCTGACAACTGTACGGGGTGTGATGTTGCTCACATCCGTAATGATAGGGGCATTGCCATCTGATACCCCAATATAAATAATACTAGTAGATCCACAAGGACACTGAGGCTCAAAGCATTCAGGCAAACTGTCCAGGGTAGTGATCTCAATCAATGCATCACAATGAGTGCATACGTAATCGTGTTTATACCACATTAGTCAAAGTACCCTTCTACTTGCAAACCTTGAAGTAACTCTTTTGCTCTCCAAGTATTGTTATATAGCCAAGGGTCGTCATCTGAATTTATCGTGGTAAGTACAGAATCCAACGCATAAACCATATCATCTACATCAGTGCTAATATAACCTAGCATTACTCACCCCAATACTTTAAGATAGTTTCCATAGTGATATGGAGATTACAGTCACAAGGGTCTCCCCCCATATTCTCCTCAAATTCAAAGTGCGATAGGTTATCCTCATAGATTTCTTCTACGAGTTCGTGTATTGTGTAAGGTTTAAAGGTTGTGGTCATTGCTCAAACCAACTTCCTGTTGTAGGGTCATATACATTTTCAGCAATATCCCAATCGGCTTCGTGCCAACGGATTTGGTCGTCCATAATTACGGCAATCTCATCTATGAACTTTTGCATAATTGCTTCTGCGTGTTGCTTGCTTTTTGCCTCAATATTTACAATAGGAATACTAAGGTCGCAAGAGTAGTAGGGTTGTAGCATTGGGTCTTGTGTGTTTTGTGTTGTTGTCATACTACTATTGTATCCTCTACCACTGACATTTTGGATTGCCACAGGGAACAGTTATTGTCTAGTCTATCTCCAAAGACACGGATATAGTCTGAGATATCCTCTGTTTGATCTGTTAGACATTCCTTGACTGTATCTACTGATATAAATACTCTGCCATTCCATAGACCCATTTGGCCAATGTTTGTTGGTACTTCTAAACATCCGTAAGTATCCTGCTCCCAGCCTACTCCTTCTGAGCAAACCAAGGCATACTTGTTGTCGCCAAATACATTTTTTTCTTCAAGGGTAATGAATAATAGATTATCTACTGTGCACTCACTAAACTCACTACTATACTGTAGATCATATATCTTGTTAGCAATAGTGGCTAACTTCTTACCGTCTACGATTTGTCCTACATATCCCTTAGTTCTATCTCTCATTGGGTTTCCTTACTGTTTGGTGGTTTATATTTAATTTTACCGTAATGTGGTTCATAAAGCAAGTCTACGTAATAGTAAAATGTCCGATTTGTGAGGTTTGGTACGTAATCCAGGTGTGATTTCACTCACATCGTAAACGTGATTTGGGTCACACCGTTCGAAAAAATCTTGCGATTCCAACGGGACTTGAACCCGCAGCCTCTACCGTGACAGGGTAGCGATCTAACCAATTGATCTATGGAATCTTGCGAGCAGTTTTTATTCTTGCTCAGGAATTTTTTTTAGTTATGCAATCTGCATAACATTCTGCACAACTTTTAGCAGACGATTTTTCTCTGCGTTGATAGCAGGGTCAAATCCGCTTGCGCTTGCGAGAATAGACTCGTTATTACCACCACGAGCAGAACGGTACCAGTCAAGACGCTCAGTAAGTGCATTAAACGCACCCCACGCATTACCAGCAATCATTCCGTTAAATTCGCCAGTATAAATGTCGTTGATAACATCTATCTTGTTTTCCCACTTCTTTAGCGAACCCTTAGAATCTTTCTCTGGCTTAGGATAAGCAGCGAGAATGATATCGTTGAATTGTTGAGCAGATACTTCTGCCTGAATCATAGCGTTAGCCATAACGTCAAAAGAATCCATATACTTATGAGCAAGCCCAAGAGTCTCACGAGCAACGGCAACCTTACCGCTTGCAGTTTGTGTGTGGCGAATCTTGAATGATTGCTTCACGCCACCCTTCTTGCGTGTTGTGTTAAGTGCAAGATTGAGAGTGTTAGCGCACACTACACGAACGGGTGTAATGCTTGCCTGAATAGCGATTGAGCCATCGTGTGATGTGTTGATGAGCAAATAAGTCTTTACCTTATCTGCAACGCCAGTAGGGTCAAGAATTGTCTCACGCTCTAGTGCTAATGCACCGAACACGACACGTCCACCCTTGATTGAGCCAGCGGTTTCCCAACGTCCACCACCGTCAAGAATGTTATCACCGAATGAAAATAAATCCTCATTCTGCATAACGTGATAACGCTCACCGACTACGCCAAGAACATCGGTTTGTGTGTTGTCGGTAGGATTAGTACGCAAGACATATTGGTAGTTCTTGTCGCTTGTTAAGTGTGATGGAATTGGCATATCCTCAAGACGGACATTCCAATTAGAAAGGCTTGCTAGGTCTAGCATTTCTTGTGTAGTTTTTTCCTCGGTAAATACGGTTCCCAATCCGTGCCAAGCAGGTTCTCTGAATGAGGCGAATGAGGTTTTACCGTTTTGTGTTTCTAAGTCGTGAGCCACGATTTTCCTTCTTTCTTTTGTTGTTAATCTAATCATACACCACCCCACCGACATATGCAAATCAGGCTAGTTAGATATGGGGCAAATCGGACATTCCTTAATGTGATTAAATTCACACTGATCTTAAAGCGTGTCGTAAGTTATCCACAGGGTTATCCACAGGCGGTTCGAAAAATTTGTTGAGCAGTTTTAGGACGTGCTCAGGTCCTTTAGTAGCCCCCTACTAAAAATCAATCCTGTCAACTGAAGCGCTAAGCCAAGTTATATTATCAGAATTATAAGAGACTGATTCAAAATCAATATCGTTCACAATTGATTCTGTGTCCTCATCGTGAGGCACCTGCAGTGTTAGGTTGTAAGTAACTGTTACTTCAACTTCAACTTCCTTAGTAAGTTCAAAGCCACAAATCTCCGCAATTTCTTCCGCAATCTCTTCTGAGATTTGTTCATTTTGCAATGCAGTAACTGTCCAGTCGTGCATATTATCACGCATTAGATTTAGTTCTCCAGCAGTTGCATAGTCCCGCTGTGTAATACGCTGAATATGTTCATCCTTGCTTTTAATTGATTCTTGCAATGCAGAAATCTGTGTCTGATAGAATTCCGATGTTGCATTTATTACTGTTTGGTCCATTGGGGGCCTCTTTCTGTTAGTTTGTTTGGTGAGCAGTTTATACACTTACTCAGGTGATGCAGAGGCAGGTACCTTAGTCTGGAACCCCTGCAATTATTAAATTGTGTGAGCAGTTTAGCGACTTACTCAGGTCGTTTATCTAATTAAAGATAACGGGCTACCGCATTGTATGTGGAAGTATTTACAACTTCCTCATCTGTCATCTTGAGAATACGAATTGCGTTTGACAATTCCTCTTTCTGCTCACGATAAGTGTGCTGATGGATAACCTCAAAATCTTTTTCAGGTTCAGCAGGGAAGTTGCCTTCCTTTGTAACAATGTCAAAATCAACATTGAGTGTGTTGTTCCAAGAACGATAGGAGGTGCGTAGGTTCTCAGACTTTGAGAAGTTCTTGATAGCCCACTCGCCAATTTCTTTTTTCCAAGCGGTGTGTGCTTTCTGATACTTTGCCTCATTGACTTCTTGTGATGCGTAGTCTGCTTCTAGTTTAGCAAGTGATGCCTCTAGTGCTTTGATTACCTTTGGTGTTGCGATTTTTACTGATATTGCTTTGCGTTGTGCCATTTGTTTTCTCTTTTCTTTGGTGGTTGATATTTCTATTATAGGGGGTAGGTCTGACATTTCCCCCGTAGGGGGGAGAGTTCTTACTTACGACATTGGGCTAGAACACTCTCCTAAACTGCCCCTGTTTCGTTGGACTATTTTACTTTGCTGTCCAAGTAGTGTAGCGAGTGTTTCCCTCTACATCTAACTTCACACGCACATTACCATTTGCGAGTGGCTTGATTTCCTGAATTGTGCCAGTTACCTTTGACTTCTGTGAAGTGTAAGTGTCGCCGACCTTGTATGTTGCGGTTGATACGCTCATTTGTTTCTCCTTTGTAGTTGTTTTTGCTTATATCTAATTGTAGCAAAAAATCTAATAAATATCAAATCCATTTCCTAGATTTCTCACTATTTGAGACGATTTGTGTGTGATTTAGGTCACACGCCTAGTGTCCCGACCCTGCTATCACTAGGATAGTCAGTAATAGGGCTATTACATATAGGATTTCCATATAGACCCCTCATTTTTTGGTTGCACTAAACACTATATCAGATTTCTCATAAATACACAACTTGCAGGTAGCGCAGGCAGACCCTTTTTGTGAGATAAGTGGAATAGCCTTTTTATTCTCTGGACACTTAGCCCCAGGGCGTGAGGTAAGTTCTTTCATATCTGATTGTCCTAGTGCAAAATTTTTGGCAAGGTATGCAAGGGAGATTCCGTGATCAGTCTTTAACCCAATACCTATAGCCTTGTTCTCGCTATCTGTAGAATAGTATAAAGATAGATTCTCAATATCCTTAAGGATAAGGGCGGCAGATTTTACTCTAGTGTATACCCAGAATTGTATATCAGGATGATTAAGAATTACATTCTGCCACGCATATGTATATGTATCGTTGAAAAAATCTCCGTCCCAGTGGATACGGAATAACTTAGGTGCATTGCGCTTATCACAATCTGCAATAAATTCTTCTATCATATCGGTTAGCAAAATTTGCATTGTGTCAAAATCTGCATTGCGTAGTAGTTCCCAGTTATGCAATAAGTTTTTCTTTACTGTTGGGAATACCTTTTCCAATTTGCCAGCATAACAAACACTTTCGCATATGCTAGTCGCTCCAGGGCAGGAATAATTCTTACCTGCAGGGAGTCCGAATGTATTTGCGATACTTGCTTGTTTTCCATTTGGGGTAACGGCATTTGCCACTTTCCTATCTTTTGATCGTAGTAGTTTTGTCATTGGTGGGCTACTCTCTTTCTTTCTTTAATTCTAGCATTAGGGACTGACATTTCTTTCTGTCATATTTCTTTTTATTGGGTACGGCTGAGGCAGCGTTGCTACGGCGTAATTCCATAAGCCTACGTAATTCCTCAGAAGTCTTTTTCATAACTTAATCATACCAAAAAATCTAAATAATGTCAAATCCTGGAAATAGGTATAGGCTACGTAAAACGGACATTTGGGACAACGGTTCGAAAAATCTTGGGGGGAAGCCCAAGACTATTCATCTAAATCTATAAACACATAGAGTTTAAACATTTCCTCATATGTGCAATAGTATTCATATTCCTCACCATATTCATTGCGGTGCGTGATTATATAATTGTCACCTGTTGCATCATCTACAATTGAAATAACTTCAACAATATCCATATCAATATTGATTAAGTCACCCTCCATTAGTTGGCCTGGAGTGAGTAGATCTGCGTAGACAAGTTCCATACGAGTTATTGTATCAGTCATTTAAATAAACTCCGTTAAATCTCTATCCATAATTTCACTTACATCAAGGCCTTCTGATTCTGCAATAGCCTCCCAAAGATCTGCTTCAGTATAGTTACCTTCAGGATACCAGTCTGCAAGAATTGAGTATAGGTTATTCATCTTAGTCCTCCCAATCAGGTAGCCAGAAAGATAGGTGGTGCTGGTCTACAATAGCCCTTGCAGGTGCTTGCGTACTTCCACGATATAGAATCTGAAAGTCACCAACCTTCGGCATATCAATCATTCGGTCATAGTCCTCATCATAGTAAGCGTCAATAGCCTCAATGCAGGGTGCTACCATTTCTGCGGGTACTGGTGGATAGTGATTACCCTTCAAGTGATAAAGAATCTGAGTTTCTAAATCCAATACTGTATCCTGTAGTCCTAGTGCGGTTACTGATCCCATTATTATCTACCTTCCCAATCTTCAATTACGCCGTCAATGGCATCTTGAATGTCTGCGTGAAATATGGCTAACTCATCTTGAGTCATTCCTTCTATGAAAGAATTCTGATAGTTAGGCTTCCAAGTAATTACTTCTGCATCTATCATTTTACGCAGGGCTTGAACACGTTCTGATCTGTTGTCTATCATTTTACTGCAACCTTTCCATTACGATAAAAAGTCTTGGTATACATCTTACCCATAGGGTCTGACAAGTTATAGGTTGCGTATTCTTTGGCAGTGCCATAGTCCACACACTTATTCCACGCATTAACTATTTCTAGCATATCTGCGGTGCGTGTTGTTGATACGAGTTCGCCGTCATAGGCGATAGTGAGTGAGTAGTTATATTCCATTAGTTGTAACTTCCTTTACATTCTGAGCATAGATAATTGAGTTTGCAGTAGCAACCTACGGCAGTAGGCATATCGGTTTCATAGTAGTCGTCATATGACATTAGTTATTCTCCTTAGTTAAAAATAATTGGTGGGTATTAGCATAGTCTATCATCGCTTCTGCCTCTCGGTCAAGATAGCAAGTAAAACAATATAGGGTAGTTATGTCTACTGAGTTTTCATTACATTGTAAGCATAGGTCGGTCATCTGAGCCTTCTTTCTTAATTAACTTGATATAAATATCCTATCATACCTGACTGACAAAAGATAATCCGTAAAGGGGTAAATCGGACATTTGGAGTGTGACAAATCTCACACGTAAAGGCCTGTGGATAACTTAATGCTGCCTGTGGATAACTCGGTTCGAAAAAAAATTAAGCAGTTTTAGATCTTGCTTAGGATCTTAGGTTTTATGCGCTAAGCATTAAAAATGCTAGCAGTCCCAGTGTGAAAAGAATAAAAATTGTTATTCCATCAGTTAGCATTGCACGCCTCCAAAAACTTTTCGGGTTTGAAGTTTGGATTATCCTCTGCAAAATATCCTGCAAAGTCTTCAACCAAATCGTGAAAAGTAAATTCATCACCGATTAAATCTTTATACGATGAAAGAATTTCAGCAACGATTACGTAGTCTTTACGTGTCATCATTACTCGGCCACCTTTAGAATTGCATATGAGCCACGCTCATTTAGTTCATCAAGCGCTGGTTGAATGCGTGGTGCAAGTAATTCTTTTAGCATACCTTCAAGCATAGCGACTTGCATTTCTTTTTCTAGTGATAGCAAGCGAATTCCAATAGGGTGATTTTCATCAACCTCGGTTACGAATTTGAGAGAGTGTTCTATTTTTACCATTTTTATCTGTCCTTTGTTAGTTGTTAGTTTGGCATTTGCATTTTGTTATTTTTATTGTATCACCTTCCACCGACAAGGTGGCAAGGGTAGAGCAATTATCGCATAGAAATATTTCCATTAGTCTGCACACAAGCATTCAGAGTATGGGTCAAATTCGCAGAATTGACAACCCATAAACTCGCTACAAGATTTGCAATAGTATCGGAATTGGTGTTCATCACAACACACGAATAAACTATCTACAATTTCATAGTATTGGTTTTGGTCAATGACTAGGCTCATTATGCACCAACCTTTACTGCAACGGTACGGAAAGAATATTGCGGAATACCTAATTCATAGGATTTTACTTCTACAAGATAACTCTCGCAACCGTCATACCATACGGCTTTAGGGTGAGGCTCTGCTGAGATAATTTCACCTCGCAAAGTATCTGAGCGATATTCTTTTCCTACTAGTAGGGTCTGGACTGAGTAAACATTGGCTGACATATTGTCACCTTCTTTTCTTTTTGTTGATAATACTATTATACCAAAATTGTCTGACACTATCAAATCCAAATTCGGACATATCCGACATTCTGAATGTGATGTTCGTCACACGAGTTTTGCTACTTATTTAATTGTATAAGATAATACTAGCATACAAATCCCAAAAAGTCAAGCCGACACGCCGTAAATCAGGGAAATAATCGTGTGACCTTAATCACAGACTTAAAGTACGACACGCCCGACTGCGTTCGAATTTTTTTATTCGCCTTTCACGAATAAATAAAATCCAGTAATTCCACACGCTAAGGAAAACCATAGCAACGCATTACCGCTTACGAAAAAGGTTTGATAAAAACTCATTGTTGTTTCTCCTCAATTTCTGCGACATATACATCGCCTCTTTCAATGTTTCCATATTTTAATTTAAAATCAAAATTTTCAATTGCTTCATCATAGTTATCTGCTTCAATATTTATGAAGGTAGTAAATTCAAAGATAGCCATATTATTTTTCTCCCATCTCGTCAAGGTCTGCCTTGAACAATTTATAGATTCTTTCTTTTTCTTTATCTGGCGTGTTAGCCCATAGATAGCCTAGCAAATAGTGTGTGCCAGAATCGTGATTATTATTGCGGATCTTGCGTGTTGTAGCGAGTACATCTTGTAGTTCAATGCTCATTAGTTATTTTCCTTTTCCAATCTAGTTAGTGAAATATAGTCATAGATATTTACATAGACTATGTATGCGACATATAGCGATAATAAAATAAAAATTGTTTTCATTACTTTACCTCACTTTCTTTAGCGATCATCTCTTTTAGATAGTCAATCGCTACTTTCCTACCATTCTTGTAGCCAGTACCTACAATGGTGCGAGGTGCAACCTCTCTTGCCATTAGTGCATCTAGCATCTCTTGGTGGCTCATTGTGGCGGTATCGCCTAGATCATATTTATATCTCATTAGTTTTTCTCACTTTCTTTTTGAGAATGGATAAGGTCGTTTTGCTTAGCGGCGTTTTCAAGAATTGCCATAGCGTCAATGCGTGAGAATAAGCGTTTATCGCTTACGAATTTTTTATATTCATCAAGGTTCATTATTTGTTTCCTTTCAAGTGACCTGATATTCCAAGGGCATCGCAAGATACCTGCAACACTACTGATTTAGGTAGTGCATTACCTAGTGCGCTAATATAGTTACGCACTTGTGACGGGGTACTGAAAGACATTGCCTTAGTAGTACCATTGAACGAAGTTAGTTTAAGCGTTATCATTACTTAACCCCCTTATATAGAAAGTCCCAAGCCTTACGGCAGATAAGAATTGAGCGACAATTATCGCAACAAATAGACCCTTCAGGGTTAAGGTTAATATCATATGCATCTACATATGAAGTTTTGTTTCCGCAGACGGAAGTTAGTGTGTATAGTGTACTCATTAGTTAGTACCAACTTTCTTTAGTAGTGAAGTGATAGCGACATATCGCTTAGCGATTAGTACCGCTTTAGGGTTAGGGGTAGAATAGAATCTACCTTTTGAGTAATCGCTAGGGTATTTATTAGCAATACGCTGAGCGATACGGATAGGGAGAGGGTTAGATGTAGGTGCGTATCCTGCACTTTCTAATCCAAATTCTTTAGCGATATCGCTACGAATTTCTGAGTAATAGTTATTTATTGAGTGAGTCATATTTGACCCCTTTCTTTAGCGGATTTCTTTACCGCTTGTTTTTTGGTATATAGATATTATAGCAGGGGGGTCTGACATTGACTCATATTATGTCAAGTAGATTATCACCATAAACTATACCAAAACGGACATATGGGATATGTGAAGTGCATCACATCTATAGGCATGACTGATCATGAGCCTATGGGCCTAAGACTGGTCATGAGCAGGGGTGCACAAGACTGGTCATCTGTGGATAACCCTGTGGATAACTTTTTGTCGAATTTTTTTTTGTGATGCAAATCACACAAGAAATGTCCGATTTGTCCGTGTCTAAACTTGACTTTTTGACATTTTTGTGCTATACTTACAGTATCAAAAATTAAATAAGGTTAAAAAAGGTCAATGAGCCTACCAAATAAACCGAACAAATGTTCGGGTGAGCGTAGCAAATAAGTGACCTAAATCACAGAGCACACGCTCCAAATAGTGAGACTACTAGCCAGTATACTAGACAGTACGGGTTTTGTGTGTTACACTTACATAGTAAGAAAATAAATATTAAGAAAAAAAAGAAAGGTGGTCAAAAATGACTACACTAACAATATGCAAAGAGCATACCCCTCATCTATCCGCTATCTCAGAGGTACACGATACCGAATACACTTTCTGCGAAAGTTGTGAGAATAACATTGAGCGTTGGTATAACGATACCGACCCAGAGCGTCTACCTATGTGGACAGATTGGAAGGTTTCACGATGAACCTTGACGAATACAAAGCGCATATAGAAGCGCAACGCAAGGAAAGCCTTGCACAAGCCCTATCTCTACTAACTAAAAAGGAAAATAAATAAATGAAATGCAAAGTTATTCATTGTGAAAACACAGAACTAGTCTATAGCGGAATCGCTGCCCTTATGCTCGGCGGTATCCCTACAGAAACATATTGCTACGATTGTGCTAACGCATACAATCAAATCCAAATCGCTATGGCAGAACTATTAGAAAGTGTAGGAAACTAAATGAAAGTAACACTAACCTCAATGGCGGGTAACACTCGCAATATCAATCTCTCAACTAAGCAAGAGGTCTACGACTTTATAGAATTGTTTAAGTCAACGCTACAACCTAGTCAGCGTATGAAAGTAACGTGCGACCTACTAGGGATAGACGGATACCTGCAAGGCGAAAGCAAAATTTAGCGGGTACTAGTCTAAATAAATTTAGGCGTACTAGTATCTAAAAATTTGCGGGTACCAGTACACTAACCTAGTGAGTACTACTACATAGAGAAATCTCCGTAGTGTGCTCACTAATTATTCTTATTTATTTTTTACAATATATGTATCATACATCTGAACAAAATATTCAGATTTTTGCTATTTTGGTTTTACAAAATTTTTCAGATTTGGGGTATAATTGACGGTATGGGAATATTAGACAACTTTGAAGAATATATAGACCTAGGCATACTCAAAACAGAGTCAGCCTGGGATCCAGAATTCCAGTATGAATCTACACCTATAGTAGCAACCAACAATATGGGTGAACCTATAATCATAGAACAAGGTTTGGACGAAGAGGTTTTAGGTATTTAGTTATAACGGTTTGTTATAATTAAAAATTCGAGGGGATACAAACCTTCACCTGGTGTATGGCGAATAATCACCATTTATCAATAGGACACTTAGCCTTATCTATAAGAGTCTTCAACTTCATAAAACAACCACACTTCTTACAACTCTGGTTTCCTTTACGAAAGAATTCGCATGTCTTACATATCGCCAAACGCTCAGCAGCAATATCTTCTGGCGCTCTAGGAGATCCATTTATAAGATCCCATGGTTTTGCATCATCCGACATTTTCAAACATCCACATCACTAAGGCTGCTACGATGATTATCGGAGAAACCAATACTAAGAATATATCCATATACCTATTATAGCCCATATAGGGGTTTGGAAGCCATTGTAGACATACTTGGGAGTGTCTCCCATATGTTGTCTAGGGGGAGGTTTGTATAACCTCTATTTTCGGCTCGCTTTGTATCCCGCCGAAATTTAAAACTATTTATATTATCTTAAATAATGATATAATAATCTTTATGACTCCACAAGACTGGGCTGGACTTGCTTTAACTTGTTTGACAATTTTTGGTA